GGCTTTGTCTTCCGCTTTTTCAGGTAATACAGTTGTTGCATTTACATCATCGGGGTTTGAGCCGATTAGTATTTCACTCATCAAAATTCTCCATACGAGATTTAAGGTCAGTTATGTTTAATCGCATGGTAAGAAGACCCTTAATCTCACCACACATCCTTTGGTAATCAGCGTAGTCTTTGGCTTCGCCTATACCCAGAGACTCTTCGAGCCTCCTTACCTTTTCATCTACCTGTTTGAGAAGATGATCTAGTAATTTTTCTTTCATTTAGAATCCTTTTTCTTTTGCATTTTTGCCAAATCAGCCATAATTTGCAGCTTCTGAGCTTGGCGTTTTTGGTTTAATTGTTCTTTGCCTTGACCAATTTGCTGCCCTAAACGCATACCTTCTAACTGTTGTTTTGCATCCAAAGATTCTTTTTCAATCTTTGCTTTAGCTCCAATTTGCATACCGGCAATTTCTTTTTGAGCAGTAATACGCATTTTTTCAACTTCAATTTGATCCGCACCTTTAGCTGCATCAATTTGCATTTTCTTTTGCTTAATATCAATTTCTTGAGCTTTAAGCTGCAATTCTTTCATCTGCATTTGAATGACAGGGTCTTGTGCTGCTTGTTGGGCTTGTTGCGCTGCAACAGCAGTTTGATTCTGTTGCAAGATATTTTGCGCCGCAGGAATAGCCAGCCGTGCAATTTGCATTTCTTGATCTGGTGTTAAATGTGAATTTTCATCATCATCATCTGAATATGGAATGTTAATGCCCATAGACATTTGCATTTGGCGCATATATTCCAAGCCTACGTGTTCAGTAATATGCGACTGCATGGCTTGAAACATCATTGGCGCTTGAGGATTTTGACCAATAATTTGTCTAATCCTAGGATCATTCATAGCCGCCAAATGAATTTGAATGTGTGCTTGATGGTCTTGCCCAATAAATGCTTTAAGTGGTTTACTTTTTAATGAGTTTACATTCTCCGTTACCGGATCTGTTGGTTTCATATCCTCTGGCAATGGCACTAACTTTTCTAAATTTTTAATACCAATAACTTCTAACATTTGCCGGTGTAAATAAGGCAAGTTATAAAGCTGCGGAGCCGTTTGGGATAATTGAAGTGCAGCTTGATACTGCACTACCTTCTGACTCATTGTTGCCGCATTAGGGTCTGATACTGGAATGATATTAACCATTTCATAATCAGATCTACGAGCCGTTTTTTTGCCGCTTGTGGGTTGATAGCTATAATCTTCGGGAGCGTAATCGGCAATAATTTTCTTTAAAAGTTTAAATTCTTGCTTCATTGAATAATGAATACGCGCTTGAATCGCAGACATTACTTTTAACGTACGCTCTAGAATAGCTAACGTTGTTCCAACCGGTGACTGGCTAGACATATCGCTGGCTTTTAAATCACCGCTAGATGCAAATCGTCTACCTTCTTCTACGATTTGATTAAGCAAAGCCATTAAAGTCTGGCTTGGTTCTTTATAAGGCAAGGGCATGATGTTGTCTCTCATTGCCCCGCTTGGTACATCTACATCCCTAAATTCCCCCGGCGCGATAGGTGTGTCGTCACCTTTAACGCGAAGCCCACGAGTTTTAAACCCGCCCGGTAAATTACTAAGAGAACCAGCATCAACAAGTTGACGCAAAATAGAAGTGCCAGATTTAGCAAACGCCCCAATAAGATGAATAAGACCAAAGTTATAAAAACCAAAGCCGGGAATATAGCCATAATGCACAAAGTGCTGGCGTTTTTGATGTGTTTTATCATCTTCTTCCCAGTTTCTTCGTATTGCCAAAATCTGATTATTTGATTTTTCAATCGTTACAACATAAGGTAATGCAATGCCTGTAGGTTCACCGTCTTCTTCATGTTCAAACCCTTCTAAATCTAAATGAACATGCATTTCTAAAACTTTAAATCGATCATCTGTTGTAGCTCTAAACCCTAATTTCTCTGCAATTTTCTTTTCAATTTCATCTAAAGTATTATCTGGTGAACCCAAATCTAATTCACGATAAAAACCAGCATACTGTAGTCGTTTTAATTCATTCTCTGTCTTACGCATCACATGCGTGACACGCTCGGCTGATTGCAAACTTGACGCACCATAAGGCACAACCAAATCTTCAGCAGGAATATACATAGAAACCTGCCTATCTAAAGACGGGTCTACGTATACTTTTTTAAATCCATTACCAGATAATCCCACGCCCCATAACATGCGTTCATGTTCGGGTCTGTATTCCTGCATAACGTCTGTTAACTCGTGATTCATGTCCTCTACAACACGCAACATTGCTTCTTTTTTCTCTGGGGTTTCTTTGCCTACAATCTCTCCCTTAACAGGACCCGCAGCAGGAAAAGTTTCCATAATAGTTTCTGACTGAAACTTAATCACCGCTTCTGCCAGAACAGGATGATAAACACCACAAGCCCCTTCCCAAGGCTCTGTGCGTTCCTCAATCTTTAATCCAAGTAACTCTAAACCATCAACGTAAGTCTGAATCCAATCTTTTCGTGAAGCAATATCAGAATCAAAATCCTCTAGTAAATCCCCAGCAATCTGTACCAAAACGTCTTCAGGTAAATACTCTGCCAAGTTTTGGTCAAAGTCCGGATCCTCTGGCATGACACTTACACCGTTAATCTTTACCTCTTGAGGATCAACAATTTCAATTTCAATTGTCCCGTCTAAATCCGGAAGACCTTGGGGCGCTGCATACATTGCTTTTTCGATTGACATAAGTGTCCTTAGTAATAACCTTTTTTACGCCTGAATTCTCTTGGTTCATCCGGTTCATCGCTTGGCAAAACAATAAACCCACCTCTTCTAAATCTTAACAGCGCCTGCGTTGTCGAGTCTACCAAGTCATCATGGTCTGAATTTGGAAACGCAGCCAGCTCTTCTATCACTTCTTCAGCCCATCTTTTACGAGGTGCCCACACCTTACCACTGGCAAATAAATCAGAAACACTATTTACCCGCGATATTTTATCGTTTCCCCTAGTGGGCGTAAACTCTTGAACAGGTATCCCCATTCTTCTTAATTCAAATATCAACGGCGCACCAGACGCTTTAGCTTCAACAATAAAAGAATCAGGTTCCCAATCCTTATACATATCAAAAGCTCTTTCCTTTAAAGTCGGAAACTCCATCCGCTCTTTAAAAGCATCCAAAAGAATAATATTTGGATCCTCTTCATTCTCATTTAAAAAAAATACCCCCCAAGTTGTACAAGCCGAATAGTCAGCCCGTTCACTTTTAGTAAACGCCGTATCCCAAGACTGTATAACATAATGACACTGAGGCGGTCTCTCTTGCTCCCAAGCCTTCCACCACTCCCTCTTGACTAGCGCACCTTCCTCACTCGTTGGGTCCTGCTGGTACTGTGCCTGCCACTTAGATAAAGGTAACTCAATCCGTAACTTATCTAGTTCCTCATAGCTCCAGAACTCAGGCCATAAAGGTTTTTCATTTCTCTTAATCGCTGGAAGACTAATAATCTCCCATTCATCCCCATCCCGATCCACCATCGCCTGACAGATCTTGCCAGTCAAATCACGTTTAGACCACCGTGTCATCACAACAACAATCGATCCACCCGGTTGCAAACGCTGTCTCGGTCCTGAGGTATAACACTCGTACACCTTATCAAACACACTCGGATCACCCGCCGCTAAAGATGCTTCCTGCTCAGAATGAGGATCGTCAATAATCAAAAGATCCGCACCCTTACCAGTCACTGTTCCACCAACCCCGATAGCAAAATACTCTCCATTCGCGTTCGTACTCCAACGTCCCGCCGCTTTACTATCTGACCTCAACGCCACATTAGGAAATATCTTAGGATATACATCCCCGTCTACTAAGTTCCTCACCTTCCTACCAAAGCCCACCGCAAGATCAGCCGTGTTAGAACACTGAATAATCTTCTTGCTTGGAAACTTACCCAAATACCAAGCAGGTAATAAATAACTTGCAAATTCTGACTTCGTATGCCGTGGCGGCATATTTATAATCAATCTTTTTGTCTTTCCAGCAGCAATCTCTTCAAACTTAGTCGCCATTAACGCATGGTGATCGCCAGAAATAAAGTTGGGCCACATCGTCTTTACAAACGTCATAAAGTCTACCTGCCCTAACTCCCTCGTTACAGCATCCTGATAAGCCTGCGCCAACGGACGTAAAGGAGCCTGCTCCTCTTCAGGCAACATCCCCAATATATCCATCAAGTTATCCATTTAAATGCCTTAACTTAATATAAGCCGGTCGAATACTTCGCGTGTATTTAGTATCCCCCTTACATAATCCCAGCTTAATTAATCGCTTCATCTTTCTATTTACATTGCCTCGTCCCTTCTCACCCGTCAATCTCATAATATCGTCAATTGTTGGTCCAAAGCCAAACTCCTTCCAAAACGCTTCAATTACATGGAAAGTCTCTTTCTGTGCTGGTGTCATAATGCCTCCAAACTTTTGTATAAATGTCACCTTAACATGTGTTAAGGTGACAATTCCTCTTTAATATCAACAACTTGCGTGGAAACAGTTAATTTTTTTGGAAAATTTTTTGTGGAATTTTGTTGGAATTCATTGTGTGGAATACTATGCAAATGGGACGCGAGGGCGGTCGGCAAAAAATGGGGGGTGGCCTCCCGTGGGGGGTCAATAATGCGCCCCGCATCGCAGCTCACATCAGAATCCCCAGTTGCTTCGCTTCCCCCAGGTTGCGCCACATCATCCATCACATCAGCCGCATCATCATCATCCATTGTGAATGCAACGTCAGTTGGTTCATCGATCTCAGCGAGTAGCTGTTGTGCTGTCCGCTTGGTTGTTGTCCGAATACTTTTACTGCTGGCGATTGCGAGCTGTACCGCATCCATCAGCTTCGCCTTGAGTGATGACGAGTCGAGACTGTGTACGATCTCTCTGCGTTCAGAGAACAATGCCACCTCAGTCATCTTGCCAACGAGTTCTAACGCCTTGAGTTGCTGTGCGGGGGGCATCGTGTCATCCAGTGCCATTGTGGATAGCTTATGGATAGCCATAGCTCTGAGACGTTGGGGTAAAAGATATTCCTCGCTCTCTTTCGCTAGTGTCAGGGCTTGGATGTATGTTTGCACGTTGGTAGATTTTGAGATGGTCTGTGCATTCCTCGCTGCGGTTGTCCTCTTGCCTGTGTGGTTGTAACTTCTTCGGTAGGCTTCGCTCTTGTTGCCTGTGCTTACCACTTGCTCTGCGAATTCCTTTTGTCTCTTGGTGAGTTTGATACCTTGCTTGCTTTGGCTGCCTAAGATGATGGTCTCTATCGGTACTGTCTTCATGCCTTGTGCTATCTCAGCTTTCGTTAGTCGTTTCATACGGTATCCGTTGAGTATGTTGCTCTTAGCTGCGATTGTAGGACAGCTTGAGAAGCATAACAAGACGGGCTGTTTCGCTTCGCTCTCTTCGGGCGCTATCTCCGGCGGCAGAGCCTATTCTCGCTGCGAGACTCACTTCGGCAGCGGCAATCGATGCGCTGGTGGATTCACGCCTAAACCCTTGATTCATAGGCAATAAAAATATTTTCAATAAATTTCAATAAAACGCTTGCAAATCAAGTTTTTCCTATATAATTCCCTTTAGTACCAGTTGCATCGAACACCAACCCACCTACTAGGAGTAGCAAAATGAACCAAACGATTCACTTCAACACAGGGCGTGCATACACCGCAGAGGGTCAGCCTATCACCGCTGTTCGCATAGACGATACCCGCATTCTCTTCGTAGACCATGCACGCCACATAGAGGGGATTCTCTACAACCGTGAGTTAAATCAACGTGATGTTATGTACGGCTACGACTATGAATACGATGGTCGTATGTTGTGCGGCGATGATTACTTAAAGCTAATGGATATTGCCCGTGAAATCAGAGAGGCTCACACACAGTAAAACCCACAGGGGCGAAAGCCCCGCTACTAGGAGTATGAAAATGAACAGAGCCACAACAATGACGATTTATTCACAGAAACGGATTGCCACTCGCAGCGGCAAGATCATCTCTGTTTGGGTAGCAACCGTAGGAAACGAGACCGTGCAAGCCGATACCCTGAAAGGCTGCAAGTTGCGTGTCGCACAAGCGCAAGAGCGCCAATGGGATAACTTAGATTTCCGCATAACAGCATAACTGATGATGGGGTGATTCCCCGAAACCGCTACGGCGGTCTTATGCAAACAAAAGGAGTAGCAAAATGAAAAAATGGTTTAACCGCACGTTCGCACCGTACCGCATTTATTTCATGCCTACGGATGGTTACGACACTCAGGTCGTGTACGCATGGTCGTGGCAGGATTCTGTCGATTGGATGGGCTGCGCTCTTCGCTCTGATTGGGTCACGATTGAGACACGCCGTAACCGTCAGTTGGCGCTTCGCTTACCTACCGTTGAGGTGACTCATGGATGACCTGTTAACCCTGTGCTTTAACGCTATCGCTTTCTGTCTCATTCTTGTTCTCTTCTTCCTCTTGGATGGTGCGCTATGAAATTGATCGATCAGATTTACGTGCAAGGCACAAACGACACTCGCAATTTATTCTTTCGCCCGAAAGGGCTAACCGTGTTTACAGAATACTTCGGTTGGTTTAAACAAGACAAAGACGAGTACGTCATTCAATGGAAGGGTACGCCCGACTGGTGTTCGGGCTACCACAAGCAAGGCTTCGACACTTTAGAAGATGCGCTCAGGGTTTGGAATGGCTTGCAGTTGTACCCGTCTTTAGCAGATATTGAAAACACATTTTTTTGAGGCTCAACATGGACAAGACAACACAAATTCTAAAGTGGTTTCCCGCTCTCGACAGAATGCAAGCATTCCACGTACAAATGCGAATCATGGCTATGGGCTGCGACCTTGCCAAGATCAACAACAAGCAATTGCAATCTCTCTCAACCAAGATGGTCAACGAATATTTCCCCCACGCTAAAGGATTGGCATGAACAACAAACGCCGTGATGCGATCAACAAACTGATCGGTCAAATCGATGATCTCAAATCACAGGTCGAAACCCTGAAAGAGGAGGAGGAGGAGGCTTACGACAATATGCCTGAGAGCCTCCAAGGCAGCGACAAGGGCGAGGCTGCACAGGCAGCTATCGATGCGCTCGAAAGCGCTGTAGGCAGCTTAGAAGAAGCCGTTAGCAGCTTGGAAGAAGCAACAGCATAACCGATGAGCCGTGATGCGGCGAAACCCCGCAAGGGGTCTTATGCAAACTAAGGAGCATGACAATGAATGATTATTACGAGTACAGAATCTCGCAACATTTCGTTGCGGCAATCGTCAACGATGACCGTAGTGGTCTTGATGACGATGAAGAGCAAGCCCTGAATGATTTCTACGGTGCGCTGCCTACCGATAGCGGTGTGTGGGAATTTGAAGAAGAAGCAAGTTTCATGCGCTGCGACATTATTGATATGCATTCTGATTGCGTGAAAGCAAAACTACATTTTCACAACTCGAATATCGGGGTGGCGCTATGAAGCTAATCATCACGAAGAATACCGACAACTGCCCCGTTATCGGGTACGAGATTAACGATTTTGAAGTTTACAACCCGTACATCAGCCTCTGTGGTCGGTTCGGTGTTGAGCCGCATTACTACGGTCTCACAGACGATCAGGCGCAGCAACTCACGCAAGCAAACGATGCCCTTAACTTGGAATGGAGAAACTGAAATGAATAACTTACCAACGATTCACCCTATCGATCTGACTGGAATGGGAGTAGTGAAAGAAATGGATTTATCACAATTTATCGGCACTCAGGGCTATTACAAATCAAGCCCGTTTAGCAAGGTCTTGCATACCGATGGTGTTCAATATTTCTGCGACAAGGCAGGGGCGCATTGGTTCAAGGATATCGTCATCAGCGAGTACGCCACGCTGCCCGAAGATGTGCTGAAGATTGACCTGATTGTGGCGAACGGCAAAGCCACCATTAACGTGGAAGACGGTGACTGCAAGCGCATTAAACAGCGCAAGATTGATTTCACAGACTGCCCTGCGGGTACGTATGAATTCTTCTTCATTAACGGCATTCTCATGTTGACTTCGGAGTATTAAAAATGATGCTTGGACAAAATCAAATCGAACACTTTCGGCTGCTGACCCTGCTGCAAATGCTAAAGCTAGAGTTGCGGGGCATGACCCGCAGCGGCAGAAGCGCCTATACGATCATCAAGGAAGAGACAGGTCTGAAAGGCTCACGCCAACGAGTTTACGAACAATTCGCTGCCCTGTTGGGCAAGGCTTAATCATGGTTGCCATAACCGCCTTTACACGGGTCAATAGCGATGGGAATGGCAACCCTCGCTATGTCTGCCACTACACAAAC